GCCTTTTTTAGGTGTGATAGTTTCGCCAGTCTTTTTNACAAGTACTGGTTTGCCTTCTAAGATACCTTGAAGACACATGATCTTGTTAGTAGCTCTATCGATCTCGTCGAGTAAAAGAATCGCGCCGGATTCCATTGCTTTAAGAACTGGACCTTTAGCGAATACTGTTTCGCCGTTGATTAATCTAAATCCACCAAGTAAATCATCTTCATCCGTTTCTGGATTGATTTGAACTCTAATGAATTCTTTGCCGAGCTTAGCGCAAGCTTGCTCGATCATAAACGTTTTACCGTTTCCAGATAAACCAGATACGTAAGTAGGATAAAACATTTCAGATTTAATAATCTGAGTAACGTCTTTAAAAGAACCCCATGGAACAAATGTTGGATCCACTCTAGCATAAGTTTTCTCATCGCTAGTTATAGATTGCATTTGAGCCGCAGTAGCTGGGACCTGATCTGCAGTAGCTGCCGGAGCTGCTTCTGGTAAAAATGAATCCAAAGAATAAGTGCCAATCTTGACTCTATTTTCTGGGGTAAGTAAAGGATAAAAATCCTTAGCGGTGAAGCCCATGGACTTTGCCACGTCTTCGATTATAGCTCTACGGAAATCCGTTTGGCCTGGGAACTTAGTAGCTAATTCTGCTAAGATTCTTTGTGTTGATATTTTCATAATATAGACTCCTTATCTAGTTTTTTTAATAATATAGGTACCATTATACCGTAATTCTGGGAGGATGTAAACCCCTAATTTGCATTGTTCACGAGATTGTGACGAAACTTTATGATTAAGCAACTGCTTTACCAATTGAAGTCATAAGAACCTTATTGGTTTTCTTACCCTTTGCAAACTTTTTAAATGCGTTTCTAATCTGGGCATCTGACATATCTTCGTGAACTTGGTCATCGAATTCTCCGTCTGTGGCTGATAATGTTTTACCGCCTTTGAGTAGGTAGTAGTTATCATATCCAAAAGCATCTTGCTTATGAACGCATTTGTTCTTTGTATATTCTTTAGCACATTCTTTAAAGAATTCTCTGTCATACATATCTCTATCTTTTATGTAGCCAGATAGTCTGTTGATTCTATTTCTCCAATGATGTGAATCATCTGCCATAAAGAAGCCCATTGTTTTTGTATTAAGGCTTTTAGATAGATTTTGTAGAAGTAAATCGGTTGTGTTATGTCTATTTCCAAGATCTACTTTCTTTTTATTAATAATAGCTATTTTTTTACCATGGTATGAATTAGACAATTTCTTATCTCTTAATTCTTCCATTTGGATATTGTTTAATCCGTTAGCATCACCATCTGTAAAAGTAACAAAATTCATTTTCTCTACTTGGTGCTTAATTTTAAAAGCTTTGACCAAGTGATGAGAAACGATTAAAGCCTGATCTAGTGGAGTTGAACCCCATCCTTCTGATTGAGCTAGTGGTGCATCTTCTGCCCAGTAGTTATCTGATCTTTGTCTTAGGTACATGTGAAATATAGCATCTTGAAAATCTTTCTTATTGAAAGATGAAGAACAAACTAAAGGCATTGTAAGATTTTGCATTTCAATATCACCATCTTGAAGCTGAGCTTGGTATGCAGGATTGTCATAGCTAAAAGCTTTATTTTGCGTAGTGAATCCATAAACCTCGAATGGTATATCGATTGCTTTACAAAAGTGAACCATATGCAAAAGCTGATCCATAACATAGTTCATAGACTGAGACATAGAACCAGAATAATCTACGATCATAATCATGCCATGATTCTTAGCATCTGCCAATGTAGTTACTTGTGAGAATATATCTTCTGATGTTTTATAAGCCCAAAGTTTGCTAACATCTAATCTGCCAGTTTTAGCAGTAGTTGCTCTTTGGTATCTGAATGCTGCTTTTCTTTGCTCGAACTCTTTAACTGCGAAGTTAACAGATCTTTTACAATCTTTAACATACTTTTTAAAATCATTAAAATTAGAATGCTCGACCGGAAGACCTAGTCCTCTCTCTTTCTTTAGTTGGTCATACCCAATAATTGTGTTGTCTAGGTGGTAAGGTCTTAATTCATTAAGAATAGTAGAACCTGATCCATTACTAGCAACATCGAGTAAAGATTCTTCGTTAGCTCTATAAGCTTCATCTGTGATCGAAATGTCTTGGTCTGGAGTATGCTCAGGTGAAGAAGATAGTTGCTTAAGTTTTTCTTTTAGATCTTCTATAACTTCCTCTGGTGTTGGTTCTTTATCTTCTGATTTTGTTTCAGATTGCTGGTCGCCTTCTTCATTACCTTCTGGGGTATTTTCTTCTGAAGGAGCAGGTGCTTGTTCTTCTTGAGGTTCCATATCATCATGGCCTTGCGGTGGTGGGCCATCAGTTTCTTCTAAAGCATCTTCTAGTTGATCTATTAGATCTTCTAGACTCTGAAGCTTTTCTGATTTTTCTTCTGGCTGTAATAACTCTTCTTGATTTTCTTTAGTGTAAGCTAAAACGTCTTTAGCTAATTGGATAACATCGTCGAAATCTTTATTAGCAAAAGCTCTATCTAGAAATACTTTTTCTTCTGCATTAAATGGAACGTCTAACTTAGAACCTAATTTTGTCTTAAGGTTAATTTTATCAATAAGCTTAACTTGGTCCCATTCTAAATTATAAATGTCACCGAAGAATTCTCTTTTAAGTAATTCGTTATATCCTCTTTGCATTGCTGCTATTAAACCAGGATATGTAGATCTAATTTCTCTTTCGATTCTAGCATCTTCTATAACATTAAGGTATGATCTAGGAGCTCCTGCTAATTTTTCTGGGCTATCGTGCCATCCAGATTCAGGAGTAAATAAAGCATGCCCAACTTCGTGGCCACATAATAGATCATAAACGTCTTTACCCATATCTTTCCAGTTAGGTAAACCTAGTACTCTGTTTTTAACATCGAACCAAGCAGTATGATAATTACCATGACGTATAGTAATATCTTCCTTAGCTAGTAATTTTGGTAGTATTGAACTTTGTAACATAAAAACTCCTTATATTTTTTGTTTATAGGTACCATTATACCGTAGTTCAAGGTGGATGTAAACAACTATTTTGCGATTTGACGAAAGATTCACGTATCTGTGACGTGAACGTGACGTAACGTTATTTTATCTTTGAAAAGTTCTTAGATTTAAAGAATTCTATCTTAGATCTGAACTTGTTCTCGAGGATATCGCCTTTATGGGATATAATGAAAACGTTTGAGCCTTCTTCTAAAGTACCAAGAATCTTAGTTAAGCTTTCTACCCCATCTGCATCCAATGAACTATCGAATGTTTCATCGAGGACCAATAGGTTGGTAGCTGCGCTATTCTTTAACTTAGCAATTTGTCTCCAAGTAAAGAGCAAACTTAGATCAATTCTTTGTTTCTCGCCTTCGGAGAAAGAACTATAGTTAAAGCTATCTCTATGCCTAGATCTAATTGTTTCATTAAAGTTTTCATCTAAGTGGAATGCCACGAAGAAATCTAATATTTGTAGGTATTGATTAATTAACCTATTCATAACAGGAAGGTATTGCTTAATGACCTTAGTCTTAATACCCGTATCTTTAAGCATTTCCCCTATGACTTCATTGTATGTTCTTTCTTCTACATACTCTAATTTCTTTTCGGTTATATCTTCTTTAGATTTCCTACTGTTATTTAGCTCTTGTTTAGCTTTTGATACATCGCCGGTTGCGCTAGTTAGCTGACCGATTTCTTTTTGTATCTTATCTATCTCTTTCTGGAGTAAAGTAATCTTATCATTATTAGAATTAATCTTTTGTTGCTTCTGTCTTAATTGATTAGTTTTATTCTGGATATCCTGTAGTTCTGCCTGTGCATCTTGTATTTGTTTAGCTAACATAGTCTTATCGGATTGGATCTGTGCAGCTTTTGTTTTAATTTGGGATTGCTTTTCGGACTTTTTCTCTATACCTATGTCTTGATCACATGTAGGGCAGTGATCGTTATCTTCGTAGAACCTAGATTCTTTTACTAGGTCTTTAATACCTGATGCATGCTGGAGGTCTAGGGACTTAAAAGTAGATAATTCTTCGTTGTTGGTTCTATACCGTTTATCCTCCTCTTTTAATAAGGTCTCTAAATTCTCACCGAGCTTTTTGCTTTCCTCGAAGGTAGCTTTAATATCTGTCTTGTGAACTTCTATTGAATCTTTCTTGTTATCAATCTGGTCCTGGTTNAAGGATTGCAGATCTTTAATGTACTTATTTTGTCCTGTTATCTTTGTCTTAAGTAAATCTATCCTATGGTTAATATCAACTAACTCGTCTTTAATTTTGGAGTTACGTTCTTTTAATAAGGTATTCATCTTAGAGAATATATTAATATCCAATAGGTCTTCTATGACAGATCTACGGGACCAGGCAGGTAATTGCATAAAGGGAATAAAAGAACTTGATCCTAATACAACCACTTGGTGGAATGATTTATGATTAAGTTTTAATATGTTTTGTTCTAAGAACTTTTGGTAATCTCTGGCATTCGATGATTGGTTAATCATATTACCATTTTGCCATATCTCAAAGCGTGCAGGTTTAATGCCTCGCACAATTTTAAAATTGGAAGAACCAACATCGAACTCTACTTCTACTAAGGTTTTCTTTCCATTAATAGAATTGATTAGCTGGTTTTTGTTTATATCCCTATGGGGTTTATTAAATAAAGCAAAAGATAAAGCATCTAGTAAAGTAGATTTACCTGCTCCATTTTGTCCTACTATTAGGGTTGTTGGGGATCTGTCTAATAAGATCGTAATCGGGTCATTGCCTGTGGAAAGAAAATTCTCCCACTTACAAGATTTAAAATGTATCATAATATCTCGAGATTTTGTGCCTCAGTATAAAGCTTTCTTAGCTCAACTTTAATGTGATCTTTATCTAGATCTGTTTCTACTGCATCAACATAAGTATCGAGAAGTTGTGTTGTATCTTCGAGGGATATTTTCTCGTCTTCGACGCTTTCTCCCAAATACTCTTCAAACGATTCTGCTATCTTTAGCTCAAATGTTTCAATGCTTTGTAACTTATCTATATATTTATCAAACATATAAAGATCATTTTTATTAAGAACGATTAGCTTTAGGAAATGCTTTTCATATTCGCTAACATCTACATCGCTATAATCAGTTTTCTTATCGTCATATACAATCTTTTTAAACATAGTAATAGGGTTACGCACGGGCGTGAGCTCGCGGGTCTCGGTATCTAATATGTGAAAGTATTTTGGATCATCCACATCTGCCCAGGTCATCTCGAATTGTGACCCTAAATAATGTACATTGTTCTGTGATGATTTGGTATGGAAGTGCCCAGATAGGACCATTTCATAATTTCCAAATATATCTGCATTCATACCATGTGGGTTTGGCATACCAGCCATCATTTCAAATCCTTTTAACTCCAAGTGAGCACCAAGAATAGGAGCTTTGCAATTCATAGCCCATTTAGTGTATTCTTCATAGTTAGCATTATTAATCCAAGGGATAACTGCTACGCCCAAACCATCGTAATCTATTACTGTTGGCTTCATGATAATGTTAACGTTAGATGTAAAGTAGCCTAGAAGCTCTTTGAGAGAGCATAGCTCATTGGTATTCTTAAAGTATACATCGTGATTACCAGGAATAATATCCATAGTAATACCTGCATCACGCATAGGTTCTAAGAAGTCTTTTCTGTTTTGATTTAAAGCTTTAAAGTTAACAAACTTTCTATGCTCGTAGTAATCACCTAAGTGAAGTATATTCTTAATACCGTGTTCTTCTAAATACGGAAAGAATATATCTCTGTAAAATTGACCTTGATAATTTAAAAATATATCACTTGAATTCCTGACACCGCAGTGGGTATCATTTAATATAGCTACTTTCATGCTGATTTATGTTGGTTATATCTAATCTTTTCTAATTGCCTAGATATTTCGTTTGCTTTTTTATGTGCTGATTTTAATATAGCAACATGCTCTCTTCGTTTCATATAACTCTTACGTCTTTTTGCTGTGACCCTATTATGGGAGATCTTTTGTTTAGTTGACATCTTCTTCATATTATTATCCCATGAACAATTCTAATTTCTTTTCTTTCTTTTCTTTTTTAGCAAATTCTTTTACTGCATCATCTTTTTGTCTGATCACACCAATTCTTTGCTTTAAAGTATCTACGTAGTTCTGGGTTTCTTGTGCCACCGTGCCATCCATTCCCATTTCAATAAAGTCTTCTATACCCATCTTTTCGATGAACTTAAACTTAATCTCCTGCTGTTTCTTTTCTTTGGTAATTCTACGTATAAATGCATAAAAGCAAATCTGTGTAAAATAACTAAATGCATTTGGATTACCAGTTCTTGTAGCTGTATCAATATTGTAATTGTTAATTGCTCTTAAACAGTTTTCTACTGCATCCATAACCATTTCTTCTCTATAGGTATACCTAACAAAGTTTGGTCTGTGGGATAATCCTTCACTAATTTTTATAAAACATCGTGCGATGTAATCTGTAACTACTGGGGTTGGTTTGTTTTTCTCTCTAGCTGCTGTCACGGTTTTAACATATTCTACTACTGCGAGTGAAAATTCTTTATTGTTAATATAGTGAGCTTTGTTTTTTTCTGTTTTGGCTTTAGCCATTTCTATATATCTCCATAATTTAATTTGATATAGTACATTATACCATAGTTTATACTAAAAGTAAACCTTTAATTTATATTGAAAATAATCAAAATAAAGGTTTACAAATCAGAAGAAGTATGATATAATAATAGAGTATCTTCGAGGGAAGAGGTACACTAATGAATTGTCTTCTTCTTACTAGTATCAACTAATCGTCCTTCTTCAAGTAATTCCTGCATACGAGCTTCGACATCAGCTTCCATCTCTTGTAAGAGCGTGGTGTCGGTGACGAGCTCGGCTTTCTTTTTCTTAAGACTTAATACAAAGTTTAAGTAAGATTCTTTCACATCTGGATCTATACCAGTAGAGTTAACAATCTTATCCATTAGGATCTTATGAGCTTTAGTGTTGGAGAAAGGAAACCAAGGGGTAAAAGTATATCCGCCAAGGATTCCATTTACTACCACCACCGGTCTTTCTACTAACCAGTTATCTTTGTTTTTAGAACTTACAATAGCTATAATGTCTTCACCATTAACTAGTTTAAAGTGTCTTATATTTAAATCTTCCATATTATATATTTATCTCAAATAATTCATAATCAAACTTTTCTTTTGAATATATTTTAATTCTTTCTGCTGCATGATTAAGGGTATAGTTTTTATTTGTTTTCCAATGTAGATCATCTGCGATATCATATACTTTAGTATTTCTAGTACTCTTTCTTAAACCTCTACCAATACTTTGTAATACTCTAATTTGTGATTTACTAGGTGAAGCAAAGATAATGTTATGTAGGTTTCTAATATTTATACCTGTAGAAAAGGTGCCTAATGAAGCTACGATGATAGCATTATTCTGGGTTTCAGTAATGCTTCGCACGTTCTCGCGGGTGTCCACGTCCGTCTCGCCCGAGACATAAAACAGTTTACGATCGCCTTTTATTTTATCTCTTAAGATGTTATGTAAGGGCTTACCATGTTTTTCGACGTAATTAAACAGGACTAATGTATTTCCTTGTTGGTCTAACGCTAAATTAGCTATAAAGTTATTCCTTGGTGTATATCTTACAATAAAATCTATTTCTTCTTGATATTTTAGTTTGGATATTTCTTTACAATGTTCTTCTTTATATTTTAATAGAAGCATTTGTATTTCTAATTTAGCTAATTGATCCGTATCCATTAATTCTTTAGTAGTAGTTACTTTATGTACTGGACCAAATAATCCTTCTAATACTAATTGATGTGTTTGTGCGCCATCTAATGTACCTGTAGTTCCAATTCTATATTTAGCTTCTGTACATTTTTCCATTATAGCAGTCATAGACTTAGCTTTAAACTGATGCGCTTCATCGCCAATAACCATCCCAAAGTTTTGAAAAAATGATGCTGGTCTTTTATATATTGATTGCCATGTAGATATAACTATCCTGCCCATTCGCTCGCCTTTAACCGTACCGCCGTGAATCTTCATTGCCCACTCATCAACATTAAACCATTCATCAGTAGAGCTATAATCATCAAAGTCAGAATACATTTGTTCAACCAAAGATATAGTAGGAACAACAATTAAGATCTTCATGCTAGGATCTTGCTCGATGTACCATCTGGCTGCAAGGTAGATGATAAGGGATTTACCAGAGGCAGTAGGAGATAGCAGTAAGCTTCTTTCTTCTTTTAGTGCATGTTCTAATGCTTTGAATTGATAATCTCTCGGCTCAATAGGTATCTGATTGGCTGTTAATATAGGCGCACGCCCAAAATCTAATGGTAATCTTTCTGGTTCTACACTTCCATATTGACTAGAATCATCTGTTAGGACTTCGTATCCGCGCTGTACAGCAAACTCTTTTAGGTACTTATATAAACCAACGTATAATGTTTTTTTACGTGTATCAAATAGGCGTATTTTTCCATCCCAGAATTTGTTACGATACGCTGGCATAAATTTATATCCAGGTACAAAGAAACAAAAATGTTCTGTTAATTCCATTTCCACGCTAGCATCTGTTTCTATAAACAGAAATGCTTCGTTCTTTTTTGTTATTTTAATCTGGTCCATACAGTACTATTTATATTCCGCTAGTAAACTTACGCCACTCAATCATATTCTTAATAGTTTGATGTCTCCACTTAACAGTATCTAGTATTTCTTTTAATGCTAATACCATTTCTTCAGTGTATATCATTTTTGTTTGATGTGCTTGTATAACAGGATCAGCATCGTAATACTTATCCATGTCAGATTTAAGTACTGTTAATCCATTTAGTGGATCGTAATCCCATCCAAGACGATCTAAACTCTCTTGGTCTAGTTTTCCATTATAATGATTAAACTTATCTCTTAATATAACTTTT